TCATAATGTAATCTTTGCATCACCATCAAAATCTAGAGTTCGTAATCTTCAATCTATTGGTAGAGGTCTAAGAAAGAGTAATACCAAGAACAAGGCCGTTCTTTATGATATTGCCGATGATATAACATTTAATACTAGAAGAAATTATACTCTCAATCATCTTATGGAAAGAATTAGAATCTATTCAGAAGAGAACTTTAACTATGACATTATTAACATTACACTGAAGAACTGATGGAAGAAGACTTTTATTGTGTTTTAAAACTTGTATCCGGTGAAGAGATACTATCACTGGTAATGATGGATGATAATGATGGTGATCCTGTAATAGTTCTACAAAATCCTGTTGTTATGAAAACATTCCAGAATGAATATGGAGTACATCTTAAAGTGAAACCTTGGATGGAATTATCTTCTGATGATTTCTTTATCATTAAACCCGATAAGGTCATTACTATGACTGAAACTAATGATGAAAGACTTCTTGAGATCTATACTACTTATATTCTTGATAATGAAGAAGATCTTGTTAATACCTCTAGTAATAAGATTAAACCTTCTTCAAAGATGGGTTACATATCCTCTGTTGATGATGCAAGAAAGAGTCTTGAAAAGATCTTTAATGAACTCTGAGTTTATATCCTTAAGAGTCTCTAAGAATCTCTAAGAACTTTAAGTAACTAAAATGGGCTTCATCGGGAACAAAGCTAGTCTACAGGGATTCGGAGGTCTTGTCAACCCCCTTGACAAATTCTTTTTTCGGGAGTACAATACGAGAACAGGGAACAACAGAATCGACTCATAAGGGAGTAGAACCAATGCCACGACGCAATACGGAGCACTATGTCAACAACAAAGAGTTTCTTCAGGCTCTTACGGTCCATAAAAAGAAGGTGAATGCATCTAGAGAAATCTATTTTGAGAAATACGGAAGTTATCCACCCAAGAACACGGCCTGGGAGGGAAAACCAAAGATACCGAATTACATAGGAGATTGTATTCTCAAGATTGCAACTCACGTAAGTTATAAACCCAACTTTGTTAACTACATGTTCAGGGATGATATGATCTCTGATGGAATTGAAAACTCGGTTCAGTACCTGGACAACTTTGATCCGGAAAAATCCCAGAATCCATTTGCATACTTTACTCAGATCGTTATCTATGCATTTCTTAGAAGAATTCAAAGAGAAAAAAGGCAACTAGAAATCAAGACCAAGATCATTGAGAAAACCGGATTTGATGAGGTTATGGTTGTTGACGACAGTTTACTCTCTGGTCACAGTAGTGAATATAACAGCATTAAGGATAATGTCTCTTATAGAAATCGATGACTAAGATAGCCATAATTAGTGATACTCACTGGTCGAGTAAAAAGTCCTCAAGAAATCTTCATGATTATTTTGAACTTTTTTATAAAAACATCTTCTTTCCCACTCTAGAAAAAGAAGGAATCAAGACCGTCATTCATATGGGTGATGCCTTTGACAATCGAAAGAGTATCGATTTCTGGGGATTGGATTGGACAAGACGAGTTGTTCTTAATCCACTTTCTGATTATGATGTCCATATGATTATAGGCAATCACGATATCTTCCTTCGCAATTCAACCTCGATTAATTCCCCATCTCTTCTTCTCAAAGATTATCCGAACATTAAGGTTTATGATTCTCCCATCAATACAACCATTGAAGATCTTGATGTCACACTAATTCCCTGGATCTGTGTAGATAATCACGAAAAGACTCTTAAGGTGATTCAGAAATCTAGAGCCCGTATTGCACTCGGACATCTTGAACTTAAGGGATTCATGATGAATCGAAACATGAGAATGGAAGATCACGGAATGGACTCCAAGATTTTTGATAAGTTTACAAAGGTCTATTCAGGCCACTATCACACCAGATCCGATGATGGAAAGGTTTTTTATCTCGGTAATCCTTATGAGATGTATTGGAGTGATGTTAATGATGTTCGGGGATTTCACATCTTTGATACAGAGACGCTTGAGCACACTCCCGTAAATAATCCATACAAACTTTTTTATAATGTTTACTATGAGGATACTCCATATCAACTTCTAGATGCATCCGAATACAAGGACAAAATCGTAAAGGTTATCGTCAAGAAGAAATCAAAACCCAAGGACTTCGAGAAATTCATCGATAAATTCTATAAGGCGGGTGTACATGAACTCAAGATTATTGAGAACTTTGAGATTAAAGAGAACGAGGATTTTGAGATTGATGATGATGAAAATACAATTACAATTTTGAATCGCTATATTGAAGAGTCTGATTTTGAATTTGATAAATCAATCATCAAGGAAATCTTCCAAGATCTTTATAAACAATCCTGCGAAGTAGAATAATTAAAATGTATCTTCTAACTCTCAAAGATCGAAAAGATGATGGGGCATATGCCGTAAAAGATCAGTACGGTCACAAGGTTCTCTTTTTATTTGAAGAGGAGGACGATGCCGAAAGATATGCCCTAATGCTTGAGAACGAAGAGAACACGATGATGGATATCGTAGAAGTTGATGATGATCTTGCCATAAAGACCTGCAAACTTTACAATTATAAGTATGCGGTAATAACTCCCAATGATATTATAATTCCTCCAAAAAATGCTAGTATTTCGTAAGTTAAGATTCAAGAACTTTTTGAGTTATGGTAATCAGTTTGCCGAGATTGATTTTGAAAAGGCCCATACAAACTTATTGGTTGGTCGAAACTCATATGGTAAATCAACATTCCTTGATTGTTTAACCTTCGTCCTCTTCAATAAGAGCTTCAGAAAGGTCAATAAGAATCAACTCATCAACAGCACCAATGAGAAAGATTGTCTTGTAGAAATTGAGTTCACAACAAACAATAAGAATTATCTTGTTCGACGAGGAATTAAACCGAGTATCTTTGAGATCATCATCGATGGAGTTCCTCTCAAGAAAGAATCCGATGAACGGGCAAATCAAAAGATTCTTGAAGATCAGATTCTGAAACTCAATTTCAAATCTTTCACTCAAGTTGTTCTGATGGGATCCAGTGCTTATGTCCCCTTTATGCAGTTGTCATCGGCACATCGAAGAGAAGTTATTGAGGATCTTCTTGATATCAAGATATTCTCTTCGATGAATACTCTGGTTAAAGAAAAGATCAAATCCAAAAAGGATCAAATAAAAATCCTACAGACCAAGAAGGATAATCTCAAAGAAAAGATTCGAATGCAAAAAGAGTTCATTGAAGAACTTGAAAATCGTGGAAATGCAAATATAAAATCAAATAAAGAAAAGATTAAAGTTTTAGATAAAGAAATTGAGTCTTATATTGTATCTAATTCAACTCTAGAAGATGAGATCTACAAATATACAAAGAATCAAGAAGAAGTCACTGATGCATCAAAAAATCTTCTAACGCTTAATAATCTTCGAGGTAAGATTACTCAAAAGGTCGAAACCATTGCCAAGGATCACAAATTCTTCAATGAGAATACGGTTTGCCCAACATGCACTCAAACTATTGAAGATGAGTTTCGATTAAATAAAATAGGTGACGCTAAAAATAAAGCAAAAGAACTTCAAAAGGGTTTTCAAGAACTTGAAAATGCCATAAAGTTGGAACAAGAAAGAGAGCGTCAGTTTAAGGTTCTATCACGGGAGATTACGAAACTCAATCATGAGATTTCTCAAAACCATACTCGAATATCGCTTAATCAACGACAAATCCGAGATCTTGAATCTCAAGTTCAAACTATTACCGAACAACTTGAGAACCGAAATTCTGAACACGAGAAGTTAGAACAATTTAGGGAGAATCTCCAAAATACAACAGAAGAATTATCAACTAAAAAAGAAGAAATCGTTTATTACGATTTTGCCCACTCTCTACTGAAGGACGATGGAGTGAAGACGAAGATTATTAAAAAATATCTTCCATTCATCAATCAACAGATTAATCGTTATCTTCGTATGATGGATTTTTATATCAATTTCCATATGAACGAGGAGTTTGAGGAGTCCATTCAGTCTCCGATTCATGAGAACTTTTCTTATAGTTCCTTTAGTGAGGGTGAAAGAGCCCGAATCAATCTGGCAATCATCTTCGCCTGGAGAGAGATTGCCAGGATTAAAAACTCCGTAAACTGTAATCTACTAATCTTTGATGAAGTCTTTGATGGATCTCTCGATAATTTTGGTACCGATGAGTTTTTGAAAATTATTCGATATATCATTAAGGATGCTAATATATTCGTGATTTCTCATAAGTCCGGATTAGAGGACAAGTTTGATAGAGTTTTAAAGATCGAAAAGAAACAAGGATTTTCTTATATCACATGACAGAAGACAAAGAAGACTGGATTGATCGATTG